GCTACCAGCAGCTCCTCGCGGATTGCAACCCCAGCTATCCGAACCACTGGCTCAAGGTGCGCTGCGACAACGGGCTGACGACCATGCTCGAGTCATACCACGAAGACAACCCGGCGCTGTACGACCACGCCAAGCAAGTGTGGACCCCGTTTGGCCGCGAGTACCTGAAGACACTCGACAGCCTGACCGGCTACTTGCACAAGCGACTGCGGCAGGGGCAGTGGGTGGCTGCCGAAGGCATGTTCTTCCCCGAGTGGGATCCTGAGCAGCACCTCGTCGAGCCGTTCGAGATCCCCGACGACTGGCCACGCTGGATCAGCGTGGACTACGGCTTCGCAGTGCCGTTCTGCGCGCTCTGGTTCGCGCGCGACCCCGAGACCAGGGTGGTCTACGTGTACCGCGAGCTGTACGGGCCCGGGCTCAGGGACGAGCAGCAAGCTGACCTGATCAAGACGCGTAACGAAGACGACCGCATCCTGCAACTCACCGTGGACCCCAGCATGTTCAACTCGCGGACTGAACAGAAGCGGCCCAGCATCGCGCAGGTGTACGCCGACCGCGGACTGGCGCGTCTGACGCAACAGGGCATCTTCCCTGGCCAGAACAACCGCAAGCAGGGCTGGGCTATCGTCCGCCGCGCATTGGCGCACGACGAAAACCCGCCGCGCGTGCGCTTTCTCAAGGGGCTATGCCCCAATCTCGAGCGCGAGTTGCCGGCGTTGGTGAGGGATCCGCTCGACCCAGAAGACACCCAGCAGCAGTCAAAATCGAAGGAAGTTTCAGACCATGCGTGCGATGCGTTACGCTACGGGCTAGCTACTGAGGCTCTTCCCCCACCACCTCAAGCGGTGCGGGCTATTTTTGGATAGTGCCGGGCGAAGCTACGTGAACAGTAGACTACGGGCTGTGCACGGAAGCCCTGCCGGCACCACCGGTAGCGGTCAAGGCCATCTTCGGGTAGGGGTGGCCATTTTCCGTCGTGTCACTGGCATCGAGCCGCACGAAGACCGCGTGTTCGTCGTGCAGGCCGACCCGGTCATCGAGATCGCCGACCGCATCCTTGAGCAGGGTGACCCGCGCTTCGTCAGCGTGGGTGACGGCATCGCCACTTTCCACTGCGCCGACGGCGATATCAGCTACGGGCTACACGACCACGACGATCTGAAGGAGACATGGATCGGCGTGCGCTCTGGTGTCGAGCTCGACGACGAGGAGCCGCCCGTACGCGAGGAGGGGTCGTAATCGCGCATGGCCGTGTATTCGCCGATGGCGCGCGGCACCACGGGTCCAACGCGTGACGAGTCCCGTCTGCTCGACCAGACGCTCGACCTCGCCAACGAACTCCGCACCCGCTTCCGTCTGCGCAACCAGCTCTACGCTCTGATCGACGCGACCATCTTTCAGGACACCTACGTCGAGATCCCGGAGGCGTACCGCAAGACCGCGCTCGAGATGCGCAGTCCGCTGGCCATCGACATCGTGGACACCACCGTGTCCGCGCTGTGCGCCAACGCACCCACCACCCAGTACCACCCGACAGCCTTCGGCGATGCCGCCCAGCAGAACGCCACGCTGCGCGAGCACTTCTTTGATGCGAGCTGGCACCGCCAGGAGCAGGACTCGCGGCGCCCGCTGCTGCGCTCGTTCATGTGGAGCACGGTGGCCAAAGGCGAAGGCGTGCTCAAGACCATTAGCCGCGCGAACAGTGCCTGGCGTGAGTACTCAAGCCAAGTCAAAGCCATGGAGGAAGAGATTGCCGCGGAGGAGCAGTACGACGCGGATGCACAGCGGCGATTGTTTGATCGTCAAACCGAAGAGCTGAAGCTACTCGCGCCGTACCCCATCGCGAGTACCGACGTGCCGCCCGAGACGCATTACTACAACCAGAACGAGAACGGCTTCACGGCAAACGTCGAGATCAAGACCATGCCCTACCTTGAGGCACTGGCAAGATTCGGTACTGGTCTTGATCGCGACGGCAATGTGCTCAGCCCGGTGGACTGGCAGAACCTCGACCCGCGCGCCATGGCACTGGCGCGCAGCGAGTGGCCGCGCATCGTGCAGCAGCACCGCCAGATCACGGTGATCGAGGCGTGGGACTACAAGCAGTGCGCCATCGTGCTGTTGGGGCCCGGCCAGATGGCAAGTGCGTCGTCTGCGTTCCAGAACGGCACGCTAGTGCGCACGATCAAGCACGGTTACGGCGACCCCGTGCTGAAGACGCTCAGAGGACCGTACTTCCTGGCGCACGGATTGACCACCGGCTCGCGGCTTCCGGAGCGGGCCGGGGTCTCCGTGCTGTACGGCTACCTGATGCTCTTCCCGCTGATCGACAGTCTGCTGACGATGCAGGGCAACAGCGCGTACATGACCGGCTGGCCAGCCTTCAAGCGCACCGTGCCACCGGGTCAGGTGCCAGGCATTCAGGGTGGCATTGGTCCGTACGGCAACGACAATCGCGACGTCGATGCGCAGCAGCCGGTGCGGCCGGGCATGATCTACCCGTTCGACATCGCACCCATCGAACAGCCCAAAGCTGGCCAGGACCTCGACAAGGTGCTCCAGAACGCGCAGACCATGGCCATGATGGCGCAACCAGAAGTGATTCGCGGCGGAGCTGGCGGCGCGCAGAGTGGCTATCAGCTCAACCAGCAAGCATTCCTCGCCCGGCTTAAGTGGGACCCCATCGTCGGCAATGTGAGCCGTGCCATGGCAGATCGGTGCGGCTTCGAGTCGTGGCTGATCGAGCGCAGGATCGGCGAGACGGTGTACGCCTTCGCCGAAGAGCGGCCACCCGCCGCTCGAGGCAAATACGCCGGCCAGTCGCGCGCCGGCTGGATCGGCATCGGCCCAGAGGATCTCGGCGGAGTGCACCGCTACGAGGTGCGGCTGGATATCAGCACCCCGTCGGACGATGTGGTGGCCACACGCGCCATTGGCGAGAAGATGCAGCTCAAGTTGATCGGCTACGAAGCCGCGGTACGCGAGGCTGGCTATAACCCCGACGAGGTGGAGAAGTCGTGGCTGTTGCAGAACATGAAACAGTCGGGCCCGGTGCAGCAGAAGCTCATGGAGCTGACGTTCCAGAAGCTGGGCACCATCCTCGCTGCCCAGATGAACACACCGGGTCCGACGCCGCAGGAGATGGCAGGCGTCGTGCCTGCCGGCGTGGGTCAGCCACCCGCCGGTGGGCCCGGCGTCGGCGGCGGGCAGGGTGGCATGCCCTCCAACCCGACGCCGCAGCCAGGACCGGGGCCGGGCGCCATGCCCGGCCAGCCAGCGAGCCCGACCATTCCGAATGCACTGGGGTCCGGCTGATGGCGCCGCGCGTTGAGACGTACGACCTCATCGCGATGGACCTCGCGCAATGGCTCGAGGACATGAGCACCCAGCTCGCCATCGCGATGAGCCCACAGGGAGTGGCGCCATTCGCCGCGCCGGTCAGCGAGCAGCAGAAGCTGGCGTACTACTCGAGCCAGTTGTTCAACGCCGACGGCACGCCCAACCAGCAGGGACGTGACGCGGAGCTCCAACGGCTGGGTCCGATTGGCTTTCGCACCGTGTACCGCGCGGTCATTCAGGCGTACCCCTGGCTCAAGCTGCCGGCCCCGCCAGAGGGCACCGCACCGTCACCCCTTGGCGCAACCCCGCCACCACCACCAATGCCTAACGCAGCCTAGACATGCAGGAGTAGATTGGAGACAACCATGGCGTACGCAGGATCCAACACCGGCCCCAGCTCGAGGGGCGCGAAGTCTGAGCCTGGCGGCAGCACGAGCAAACAATTCTCCAGCGGCGCCGGCTCGCTGGGCGCCAAGTCCGAACCCGCCGGCAACCTGAAGAGCAGCGGCATCAGCACCAAGGGCAACGCGAAGAAGGTCGGTGGTGGCCGCTAAGAAGTGGACCGAGAAGGCAGATGCGCTCGCCGACAAGCGGGCTGGCATCAAGCCCGGCTCCGCACGTGACAACGCGCTCGACCGCAAGCGTGGCGTACCGGTGCGCGCCGCACCCAAACGAGGTAAGTGATGGCCACACGCTCAAGTAAGGCCTCGCGAGCGGCCGCACCACCTCCCTCCCGAAGTAGCGCCGGTCGCTCGCGGGCCAGCGTTCCGAAGTCGCCACCCATCGGCAAGGTAACCGCTCGCGCTGTACCAAAGATGCCAGCTCGGCCTGCGCGCGCGACCCCCGCGGTTCCGCGCAATCCGACCGTGGTCGGCCCCGGGCGCATGCCGCCCATGCCCGGCGGTGCGCCGCGCATCCCCGGTCCGCAAGCACGCCAGCCGATGCCGCAGGTGGCGCCACGCATGCCGCTGCCCGGTCCGCAGGTCGGCACGTCTGCACCCAGCATGCGTGGTCTCGTCCCGCCGCCGTATTCGCAAGGTCCGTTCAGGTAGGAGTCTTCTCAGATGGCAGGCAACAGTGCAAAGCGTCCGAACCAGTACGCAGGAGGACCAGCTCTCGGCTCCATCTTCATCGGCCTGATGGGCCCGTCGATGATAGACAGCCACTGGGACGACGGGCCCAAGTACCGCGGCACCAACACGTCGATGAGCTCGAGGCGCACCTGCTTCGACGTGGACGACAGCGCGGCCCCCTACGCACCCGACATGATCCCCTCGCCACTCGGCCGCGGCCTGCCCTCGCGTCACGGGTTCGGCAAGAGTTTTTAACCGCTGATGGCCAAGCTCAACGCAGCCGCACGAAAAAGATTGCCCTCCTCCAGCTTCGCGCTACCCGGCAAGGGTGAGGGTAAGAGCGGCAAGGGCAGCGGCAGCTACCCGATCCCCGACGCTAGCCACGCGCGCAATGCGCTCGCCCGTGTGGCGCAGCATGGATCCTCGAGTGAGAAAGCCACGGTGCGCGCCAAGGTCAAGGCCCGATTCCCCAACATCGGCAAGAGCAAGTGACGTGGCGGGGTGGTGTAGCGGTCAGCACGGCACTGTTGTTAGGTGCAGAGTCGGGTTCGATTCCTGGCCCCGCATCCATGAGGGAGGCGGCTAACACCCTACTCTGATCCCTTCACCGGGCTGAGCCTGTGGAATCCAACGCAGGCGCAGTTCATGCAGTCGGCCCAGAACCAGAACGCCGCGCAATCGGCACAGTCGGCGTACCAGCAGGGCATGCTGCAATACCAGAACGATCAGCTTGCATTCCAGATGGCGCAAGGTGCGTACTCGGATGCCATGTCGATGGGCAACGCCTATGGCTACGCGCCCGGCGGCAACTACTTCTCGTGGCCAACAGGTGGCCAGCCCAACATCAGCCAGCCGCTGCCCGGGACATCCACGCTAGGCGCCCAGAATCAGTGGTTCAACCAGGCTCAGCAAGCCGCTGGCATGACCGGGTACTTCAACAACCCGCAGCAGTGGCAGTACCAGCCGGGCACATTCGTCGTCAGCGACACGTCGCAGGGTGGCAATGGCGCGGTCGGTCAGGTGCTGCCGAATGGCCAGATCCAGCAGCTCTCAGCCCAGGACGCACAAGCCATGGGCTACAAGCCGGAGCTTGCCGCGCACCTGATGGGCAGCGAGTTCAACAACATGCAGATCGCCAGCCAGGGTGGCCGCGGACTGGGCCAGGGACAAACGGTTCAGACCATCCAGGCACAGCAAGCAGCAGCAGCCATGGCAGCGCAACAAGCTGGCCAGACGGGTATCTATCAGACGCCCACGCAGACGCCGCAGCAGTGGTGGAGCACGCTCGACAACGCCACCAAGAACGCATACCTCGTCCAGAACAGCGGCGACCAGCAGGCCGCGATGAATGCCTACGCCGCAGTACAAGGGCATCCTGCCGATCAAGCCACGTTGCAGATGCAAGCGATGTACGGCGGCTATGGCATCCCTCAGTCTGGCCAGCTCACCCAATCGATGCAGCAGCAGTTGTGGAACCAGCAGTACCAGACCGCCCAATTTGGCTTGCAGACCCAGCAGGCCCAGCAGCAGGCCGCACAGCAGTACCTAGGACTGCTCTCCCAGCTCCAGGGGCCCGCTGATTATGGTCAGTACCTCAAAGTACTCGGCTCCACGCCAAGTGGTCTGAGCGACCTCGTAGGGGCCGCTGCGGGCAGATACGTACCGGGTACCGGTACCAGCGGTGCGGCACCGCAGGCGCAGACGCTCCAGAATCTGGTCGGCGCCGCGACCGGCTACGCGGGTGGCGGCAGTGGCGCCAATGCCGCGGGTGCGCCAGCACAAGGCGGGCAGACCGGCGTGCAGCAGGGCAACCAGCAGCCGGGCCAGGGCACCGCGTCACCGGGTGGCCAGAACTACGCCGACTTTATGGCCACGGCGCAGGGGCTGGTCGCTCCCAGCCAGATCGCGCCGCAGTCCTTCAACGCGATGAGTGCCTCGCAGAAGCAGATGCTGGGCAGCATGTACGGCAACCTGGGCTACGCCCCGATGGACATCAACAGCATGTACCAGCAGAGTCTGCCCAAGTACGCGGCGGGCTCCGCGGCCGGCAACATGAAGCTGGTCTAAGGCGGCTGGCGCGTGGCCGACATCCTGCCGGACATCCCGGCTGACCTGTACAACACTTGGGCCTCTAACCAGTTCACCCAGGCGGTACAGGACAAGATGTCCACGCTGGGTGACGATATCTCGCAGGGTGTCCAGAGCATGGTGGCGCCGCCGCCTCCGCCTCCTCCACCAGTAGAGGCGCCGCCGCCACCACCCCCGCCAGAGCCGGCACCGGAACCAGCCCTGGTGCCGCCGCCTCCCCCGGCACCAGAGCCGGCACCAGCACCGTCGTTTCCCCCCGATGCCATGGCGCCGGCTCCGGTGTCCGCTCCACCAGACATCTCGCAGCTGCCCGATCAGACACCGGCTCCGCCACCTGACCTAGGTAGCCCAGCACCTGCACCCTCTCCCCCGCCGACACCCACGCCTGCGCCGTCGAGTGGCGGCTTCGATCCCTTCGGGGCCGCTCTCGGCGCGGCTTCCGCGGCGGGCGCGGACATGAGTCAGTTTGGCCAGCACCTGAGCGACTACTTGACCAAGAGTGGTGGCGACCTGATGGGTGCCGGGCTGGGTGCAGTTACCGCGGCGGGAGGTGACGCGCAGAAGTTCGCCGACTCGTTCATGTCGAGCCTGCCCCCGCCACCTCAGGCGCCGGACCTCAGCCAGATTCCGCAGGCCGCGGGTCAAGCCGCCTCCAACGTTGGCCAATCGCTGGGTCTCCAGGGCCCAACCTCGAGTACTCCGGGCGACCTGATCGACGTCGCACGGCAGGCAGCCAGCAGCGCTGGCATCGACCCCGAGATCTTCACCCGCCAGATCCAGCAAGAGAGCGGCTTCAACCCCAACGCCAAGTCTGGCGCAGGAGCTCTAGGGATTGCGCAGTTCATGCCCGGCACTGCGCAGGGCATGGGCATCGATCCGACCGACCCGGTGCAAGCGCTCACGGCTGCCGCCAAGCTCGACGCGCAGAACTTGCAGCATTACGGAGGTGACTGGGGTAAGGCACTCGCCGCGTACAACGCTGGCGGCGGCAACGTGGACAAGTACGGTGGCATCCCGCCGTTCGAGGAGACCCAGCGCTATGTCAACACCATCCTGGGCGGCGCCAAGGACGTCGTGCAGAACGCAGCCAGCGCTGGCCAGACTGCCGTCAACAACGCAGGAGACGCGCTACAGAGCGCGGCCGCGCGCACCTCGCAATTCGCCATGGGCTTATCGAGTGGCGATGCAATGGCGTTCTGCGGTCCCGCCGCGGCCATGGCATTCGCACAAACCTTCGGCCGCAACCCGACCGTGGAGGAAGCCAAGCAGCTCGCCGCGTCAGTCGGCTGGAGCGCTGGCCAGGGCATGGCCGGTCCTGCGAGCGAGGTGTCGCTGCTCAGCAAGCTAGGCATCGACGCCCACATGACCAGCGGGGTGGACTGGGGTCAGGTGGCCAAGGACGCAAGCTCAGGCAACCCCGTGATCATCGATACCCCAGGGCATTACTTCTATGTTCAGGGCTACAACCCTGACACGGGGCAGTTCAACCTGGGCTCCAGCGCTACTGACCTGAAAGCGAGTGGTGGTCAGAACTGGTTTACCCCGGACCAGATCGGCAATCTGGGTATGGGCGCCGTACGCGCGGCCATCTTCGCCGACCACCCGCTGAGCGACATTCCAAGTCGGGCTGCCGGCTCGGTCCAGAGTTTCCTGTCGAACGCCGCTGGCACGGCGAGCGGCATGAGCCAGCAGGCGCAAGACACCATGAGCGCGGTGCTCGACACGGGCCTGAGTACCGCGCAGAGCATGACCAACGCCAGTCAGGACTGGCTCGACCAGCAGAAGAGTAACGTGTCGAATTCATTCGACACCGCTGGTCAACTCGCCTCCAGTCTCGGCACGGACATCGCTGGACCCGGCGGTCCTGCTCGCAACCTACTGACCAATCTGGGACTCGCGCAACGCACGCCGGAGGAGCAGGCCAGCTACGACGCGATGCAGTCGCGCTCGGATCAGGCGCAGCAAGCGACAGAGGCAGCGACCGGCGCACGCGTGGAACCCATGGGTGTCGGCGACTTGCTTGGCTCGCTGTTGCCCGGTGCTGGCGGCAGCATGGGCTTTGCGGGAATGGGTCTCGGCGACATCTCGCCGGGCGACATCCTCCAACAGCAGATCGACCAGGCAATCGCCGGCGGCAACCCGCTACGCGACGTGCCAGGAGTCGGCGACGCGAGCACCTTCCTCGCACAGCAGGTGGCCAATCCGTTCAACCTCGCGATGTTGGCCTCAGGCGCGGGTGAGCTCAAGCCCGGCCAGGCACTCATGGAAACGCTGAGCGACCCGGCTGTACAGGCTGCACTGCGTACTCGGTTGCCTGCCGAAGCAGAGGCGAACTTCGCACTGGGCGGCATCCCCGGCGCGCTCGAGCAGCTCTTCGGCGAAGGGCAGATCCCTGGCTCGCCGACAGCCGAGAACTTCGGGCGTGACGTGTACGCGGCAGCGCAACAGAGCCTGCTGCCGAAAACCACGGGCGGCAACCTGCTACAGCGTGCCGCGGAGCAACTCGGGCAGTACCCCGAAGACGTCCAGCAACAGGTCATGGATCTGATCAGCAAGCAGAATCCTGCAGACACCTCCGAACTCGCCTCGAGGATTCTGAGTTGGACGGAGCGCAACCCACTCGAGGGTGCCGCAAGCGGTGTGACCGACGAAGCGCAGCAACTCCTCTCGATGGTTGATCGCACGGGCATTCCGTCGTCGATCACCAGCAACATCGCCGACATCGCCGCGGACAATGGCGTAACCATCACGCCAGACATGAACGCTGGCGACGTGATCGATCAACTGCTGTCGAAAGCCACGTCCAAACTGCCCGGTGGTGGCGAGATCCCTGGCGGAGTGATGCCTGGCCAGATGGATCTCGGGCTGGCTGAACAGAACGTGCGCCAGGCAAGCGGCCAGCTCGCCATGCAGCAGGGTGAGGGCGGTCTGCTTGATCAGTTGATCAGCAGCATCGGCGACGACCAGGCTCGAGCTGACGCTGCCAGAGCTGCCAAAGAAGCACGCTGGAATGACTTCTTCCAGACCCTGATCGGCGACCGCACCAGTGACGTCCCGCAATTGGGCATGCTGCCTGGCTTCGAAAATGCTGGCGGCAGCGTTGGCCCGGCACTCAGCAACGTACGCGGCATGCTGCCCGAAGCAGGAGCAGGAGAGACGGGCGGCTTGCTCGAGGACCTGCTGTCCTCACTTAGCCAGCCTGCCAGCGAGGCCACTCAGTTACCGCGTGGACTCAGCCAGGACATGGTCAATGCCATGCACACGCGCATCGACAACCTGACCAACGCCGCGGGCGAACGAGTCCAAGTTCCACTCGGCACCCACGGCGACCTGACCAGCCTGTTGCGCCAGCCGGGAACCACACCTGCTGACGTCGCGCGCTTCTTCGCCAACCTCGCCGGCGACAAACCCAGCCTGGCTGACTGGGTCCGCTCGCTGCGCACCGGTTCCATGGCTGGTGGTGCCGGCACCGAAGGCAAGGTAGCCCTTGGCCCGCTCATCCAGACCGCCATGCGCGCACCCACAGGAGCTCTCAACCTGCTCATGCAGGGGCGCGCCAGCGAGATCCCCGCGGGGTTGCGTGGCGGTCTCTCTGGTCTCGCCGAAGGGGCAGAGGAAGCGCTCCAGACAATCAAATACGGCACCAACTGGCGCGCCGTCGCATCGAGCGACGTCGAGGGTGGCTCCGGTTTTCGCCCCGGTGTGTCTACCATTGGCGCCACGCCGTTTCAGCGTGCGCTGGGTACGGTCCTCGAGGGTCTGGTGCGCACCCACGGCGCCGTCGGCGACATCAGCGCAGGCATTGGCCGCGGCGCCAACGCCGCGTTGGGCGCTACCCCTGAAGCGGCTGCCGAAGCCGGCCAGAAGTGGGCATTCCGCAGCGGCGAGTACGGCGCCATTGGCTCGCGGGTGGCCAGAGCCATGCAAGCCTTACGCAGCAAGAACCCAGGCTTCGACGTGATGAGCCAGATCATCATGCCCTTCTACCGTGTGGGCTACAACGTGTACACGCAGGGAGTGGAACACTCGCCACTCGGCTTAGCTGGTCGTGTGATCGACGCCGCTGAGGGCAAGCCGCTCGATACAGGCAAGCTGGCAAACAACCTCTTCGGCACTGGGTTGGCCACACTCGCGTACACCGAAGCCGCGCAAGGCAATATCACGGGTGATCATCCAGAGGGCGGAGCGCCCAAACAGAGCATGCGTGTGGCTGGCAACTGGGTTCCCTTGCGCGCACTGGGTCCAGCCAGCGAACCGCTCGCGCAAGCCGCCGCACTGTACGAATCTGCGCGCGACAACCGCGGCGACACCGCGGGGATGGCGACTCAGTTCGTGTCTGAATACGTCAAGCACGTGGAGGACGAGACATGGCTGAGCAACTTCAAAGACGCGATGGACACCATTAACGCGGTCAGCAACCTGTCGAGTTCCAACGCGGGCAACGTGACGCAGGCCAAAAAGGATCTTGCCTACACGCTCGGGTCCTACGGCAAGTCGTTCATCCCCCAAGAGAAACTCGGCGAGCAGGTGCTGGGTGCACTCGGTGCTGGAGCCCAGGCTCCGCCACGTACTGGGCCGGCACCTGCACCCAAACCAGCCGCGCCCGCGACCAGATCGGGTCCGGCCCCCGCTTCGAAGCCAGCCCCTGCACCCAAGCCGGCGCCAGCCGCGCGCTAGAAAGGAGTTCAAGCAGTCATGCCAGGCGGACCATGGTGGGATCCAGACAACACGGGACAGCCGCCGGGTAGCCCGGGCAATCCCTACCCGTGGGAGCGTGGTTCGGCTCAGGCGGCGCCGGCAGAAGATACGCCACCAGATACCACACTGCGCGACCAACAGCTCCAGGCTTTGATCGCCAAGCATGGCGCGGTCATTGGCCAGCCTAATGCCATGCTTCACACGCGCACTGCCGCAGAGCTTGCAGCGGCCAAGGCTGCCGACCCGAAGGACACCGCGACTACCCAGAAAACCGGCTACGACCAGTACACCTTCGCCGACGGCTCGAGCATCGAGTTCCAGCCCGATGGCCAGAGCCAGAATTACAAGCAGAGCACCGAATACAACCAGTCGCAGAGTGCTGCCAGGACGTCTGCCAATCGGGCGCCGACCAGCCTCGAAGAACAGCAGAAGGTTCTCGGTTCGATCACCATCCCGGGCTACGGCACGTACACACAGGATCCAAGCAGTCCCACCGGATACAGCCTGTCGTCACAGTCGCAGCAGAGTCTTGCGCTCAACAACCAGAAGACGCAGGCCGACATCACCTACACCAATGCGCAGGCACGCGCGGCTGAGCTCAAGGCCGCGGTCGATGCCAACCCAAACAACCAGGCTGCCATCAACGCCAAGAATCAAGCTGACGCTGAACTGGCTCGAGCACAAGCGGCCAAGTCAGCCATCGACGCACAAGCTGCAACTTCAAATGCCGCTTCGACCGCAATGAATGCCGCGTCAACCGCTGCCAGGGTGGGCTCACAAAACGCGCTCGACATTGCTCAGGCTGGCGCAGCCGGCTCAAACGCCGCGACCAACGCACTCAACGCCCAGTCCACCGCAGCCAGGGTCGGTTCGCAAAACGCACTAGAACAAGCACAGGCGCAGAACCAGCTCGCTGCCGCACAAGCTGCCACGCGCAAGATGTACGAGCCGACCCTCATGCAGACCGGCACCGGCCCGACCTACACCTACTGGGATCCGACCCAGCAGCAAATGGTCACGGCGCCCAATACCGGCTACGTGCCGACTGACCCTGGCCGCATGGCAGTGCAGCTCAACCAGCAGATCCAGCAGCAACACGACCTGCTCAACCAGCAGGTGTTGCAGGGCAAGCTCAGCCCGGACGCGGCCGGTAGCCAGATGCAGTCTTGGTGGGAACAGAATGTGGAACCCATCAAAGGTGACATCGCTGAGGCGCAGGCCAAGGCGCAAGCGGCCATCCAATACCAGCAAGCGCAGACACAGAACCTCGCCGACACCGCGGCGTACAACCGCGCCAGTCTGGCCAACACCGCGAGCGAGAACGCCCAGAAAAACATGATGTCGCTGCTGCCGTACATGTCCGGCACTGGCTTCAACCAAGCCATGCAGCAGGTGAATGCCGGCGGCAAGCTCACTCCAGAGCAGATCGTGCAGGCGTCCACGTTCAGCATGCCCAACTTGCAGGAGGTCGGGCGGCAAGGTGCTGCCGCGGCACTGGCCAACTTCAGTCCGACCGCGCAGGCGCACCTGAACACGCCCGGCCCACCGATCCAGAACATGCCCATGCCGGGCATGGGTGGCATCAACAGCATGATCAACATGGGCAACTACAACCAGTTCGGCGCGCCGGCCGGCGGCGCAGGAGGGGTTGGTGCAGGTATTGGTGCACCTCCACCAGCCCCTCCTGCCGCCCCACAGCCGGCCGCTGGCGGCGGCAACATAAATCTGGGTGGCTTCAACGGTGCCATGCCGACTGCCAACGCCCAGCCAGACTGGTACACAGCCCTGCTACAGCGTCAGTCACAGGACGCTGCACTCCAGGGGCAGCAGGCCGGCATCTGGGGTCAGTACCAGCCGGGCGGCGGCTGATTTACACTCCCGCACGTAAGCCGTGCTTGATCCTGAGCCGCAAGTTCCTTCGCCGCAGCCAGTCCCGACTGCCGGTGAGTCGCTCTCGAGCGCAACGGAACCTGAGGAGCGTGCTGAAGAAGGGCACTGGTGGTCGCGTTTCTTGCAAACGCGCGGCCATCACGCTGCCACAAACGACGCTTCGCCAGACGACGACCACGCCGAGAGAGAGATCATCGCGCCAGCACCGAAGACTGTCACGCTCAGCGAGGAGGAACTCAACGCGCGCGTACAACGTCAAGCGCAGAGCCTGCACGACCGGGAGACCGCGCGCCAGAACCGCGAACGAGCTGAAGCAGCTCGGCGGCAATTGCGCGACGAGGATCCCTACAGCTACGCCCAACAGGAGAAGCAAGCGGAGGAAACTGCGCAGGTCCGGCAAGTCCAGACCGCGCAACTCATGCAACTGCTTGGCCACGTGGGGCGCCAGCACGACGCGGTGAGCGTCGATCCGGTGCTGTACGCGATTCCTGAAAAGGAACGCGAGCGCATCATGGCGATGCCCAACGCTGGCCAGGGACTACCTGGGCGCAAGCTGGTCGTAGACGAGGCTCTCAAGACATACGGTCGGCTGGAGTACGAGCGTGGCTACCGCGAAGCCCAGTCGAAGCTGAGGAAAGACCCGTCATTTCGCAAGAGTGTGCTGAGTGAATTCCGCGGCCAGTACGAAGAGCCAGAGCTGTACCCCGGCTCCGACGGTTCGACCAACGGTGGCCTGCCGGATGACAACGTCAGCAGCATTCTGCGAAGGCAATACCAATCGCGCTAGAGCCTTTCTCAAAGCTCGCGCGTCAATAACGGAGTCAGCGCATGTCCTACAACGCGCGTACGCCGCGGGCCACCCCTGGTGGTCAACCACTCATACCCGAAGAGGTCCAGCGACAGATCGTTCAAAGCGTCGAGGTTGAGTCGGCCGCTTTAAACCTGATGCCCAAGGCGCGCATGCGGAGGGCACAACAGAGAATCCCGGTGATGACCCAGCTACCGGCAGCCAACTGGGTCAACGGCAGCGCCCAGCTCGACGGGCGCGACATCGGTATCAAGCAAACGACCAGCGTCCAATGGGACAACGTGTACCTGAATGCTGAGACTCTGGCCACGATTGTGCCCGTGTCAGAGCACCTCATCGCCGACATGGACTACGACTTCTGGGAAGAGGTCCGGCCCAAGGTCACTGAGGCGATTGCTGTCGCGCTCGACCAGGCAATCTTCTTCGGACCAGCACCCTCGTCGTGGCCCACACCGCTCGCGCAGCAAGCTGTCGCCGCGGGCAACACCACCATCGCAGGCACTGGCGTGGACTACCTCGACGACGTGAACAACGCCATGGCCAGCGTCGAAGCCGACGGTTATGACGTCAACGGCTTCTGGGCCCGACGTCAGGTCAAGGCCAAGCTCCGCGGCTTGCGGTCCACCACGCACGAATTGCTGTACTGGCCCGACGAGCGACCGTCATCCAACGGAGCTCCTGGCGGGTCGCTGTACGGCGAGCGGATTTATTTTTCTAACGCGGGTCTGACCGGTTTCAGCACGGGCGCGACCAACTTCAGCATGATCTGCGGCGACTGGACGATGGCCATCCTCGGCATTCGCGAGGACATCAGCATGGAGCTGTTTGATCAGGGTGTGATCACCGACGCGTCCGGGGTCATTCAGTACAACCTGATGCAGCAGGACATGGTCGCCTTGCGCGTCACCGCGCGCTTCGCCTTCGCCATGCCCAACCCGGTCAACCGCCAGAACCCCACCGCTGGGACCCGCTGCGCCTTCGCCGTCGTGCAACAGAAGGCGGGTGGTGGTGAGTAATGACCGCGCCCCCTGAGGTCACACAACTGGCGACCACCGTCAGCAATCTGGTGGTCACGCCATCCATCAATGGCGTGTCCATGTCGTACACCACCAACATCGCGGTGCGCGCCCAGCTCCAGATCGGTCCCTCGAGCGGCACGTACTCCAGCAAGTTCGGCATCGAGAGTGTCGCGCGCACCGCGCACGTGTGCAGTGGCTACGGACTGACCGCGGCCACGACCTACCACTACATCCTCGCCTTCTTCGACCACAACGGGGTCGCACTGGACCAGACCGCCGATGCGACGTTCACCACGGCTGCCACCCCCGCGGCCGCGCCGACCAGCCAGGGCATGGTCAACGGACCGCCGGCCGGTGGCGGCATCTCGGTCAACACCGCGGCTTCGGCGCCGGTCGCGGGTAGCGCCAACAGCACCATCGCACAGGATCCAGCCACGGTAGCTAGCAAGGGTGGCTCCGGTGTAGCCATGGTGTCTGGGAAACTGACCGTGCAGCAGGCTGGCTTCTACATGGTCTTCGCCTCGATCCAGACCGCCGCCGTGATCGACGGTTCAAACAACAGCTACGTCAACCTGATCCTGGGCGGCTCGCAGATGGTCGGCACCAACCGCATGTTTCCGCTCGCACCGGGCTCGAGCGGCACGTCGGCCTATCTGGGCAGCCTCTCGGCCGGCACGACCATCGAGGTGCGCGTGGTCAACGGCACAGCGACAGCCACCACGGTGTCCTCTGGCAGCATTGCAGTGGGAGGTGTGGCGTGAAGACCATCACCAGCAAGGTGACCCACTACGACGCTGCTGAGGGGCGCATCGAGGAAGGTGGCGTGTACACCATCGACGACGAGAAAGCCGACCGCTGGATCGCAGCCGGCGTGGCTGTCGCCGGTGGGAAGAAGCCCGACCCAGAGCCAGAGCCAGAGCCAGAGCCCTCACCCGAAGAAGGTGAGGACAACGGTGAAGAGGAGGAAGACGAGAAGTCGCACCTTGTCGCCGAAGTCCACGAGCTGGCCGGGAAGGGCAAGACCCAAGCAGAGATTGGCGACCAACTCGGCCTGTCTCGCGGTCAGGTGCGCAGACTCCTCGCCAGCTAAGCCATGCCCGGCGGCAAGCCGTACGCAAAACCCACGAGTCAGCGGCAGGCACGCCTGTTCGGCGCCGCGGCCGCGGGCGACATCCCCGGGTTCTCGCCCGCTGACGCGCGGAGAAAACTCAAGGGTGTCAACGTGAAGAAGCTGCCAGAGCGAGTCAAGAGGAAGCGCTGAGAGAATGCCTCGAGCCCAGTTCCGCGACACGATGATGCTGCGCGGCCTCAACGGCTGGCTGGTCGCGCCGCTGGCGCCAATGGGTGCGACAGCCACGCTCTACAACGTGGGTACCACCACCCACATCAGCGACACGATCTACGCCAACGACACCACCAGCGACACGCTGCCGAATCCGCTCATCCCTGGCAACGATGGGCTGATCAACTTCTGGCTGGATATCGAGCGCGAGCTCGACGTGGTTGTCTTCGCACCCGGCTACAGCGAGGTGCGCCACACGGTCACCACCGATTCAGCGCTCAACCCGGTAGTCGGTCCGCCCGGCCCCACGGGCCCAGCCGGCCCGACCGGTCCTGCCGGGCCTCAGGGACCACTCGGTCCAGCCGGGCCTGCTGGGCCGGCGGGACCACTCGGTCCCGCCGGTCCACTTGGCGCAACTGGCCCACAGGGACCACAAGGTCCATCAGGTCTTCAGGGAGACGTTGGTCCTCAGGGACCAGCCGGCGCAACCGGTCCTCAGGGTGCTCAGGGCGCCACGGGCGCACAAGGTGTTCAGGGTCCCGTCGGCCCGACCGGACCTCAGGGTGCCGCAGGCACCGGGGTCACGATGAAGGGCAGCGTCCCGACCTCCGCGAATCTGCCGCCCAGCGGCAACACGCAGGGTGATGCGTACATCGTTCAGTCGGACGACTCGCTGTGGATCTGGGACGGCAGCAAGTGGGTTAGCGGCGGCTCGATCCAGGGTCCACCCGGTGCGACCGGTCCTCAGGGTGCCCAAGGACCGACCGGCGCACAAGGGCCAGTCGGCGTGCAGGGACCGCCCGGCCAGGGAATACCTACGGGCGGCACCGCTGGTCAGGTGCTTACCAAGATCGACGCGACCAATTACAACGCCAATTGGCAGACGCCCGCGACTGGCCTTACCTGGCCGCTGCTGGCACCCAACGGCACGCGAACGGCCCCCAGCTACAGCTTCGCGTCGGCTCCTGGCATGGGCATGTACATGACCACCGACGGAACCACGCCGAACACGCAGATCGTGAATTCAGCCGGGCGGATCCAGTTGGCTGCCTCAATGGCGTCGCAAGCTGTCTACAACGCCTATTACGACGGGACCAATTACCAGCCCATCAACACGGCAAACCCGTGCTATCTGCTGAACATCAACGGCAGCGGCTTCGGCTTCCAGTACTCCGCTGCTGGAACTGGACCAGTAGGGTTTCCACAGGTGGCGATGCTCCAGCCATTCTCCACCACTGGCGTTACGCTCTGGCTGGGGTCGGCCAACGAGCGCATCCGCAACCCGGCCAACGCAACGACGCACCTCTCGTTTGAAAGCGCTGACGGGCACTGCTTCGTGGCGGCGGGGCTGAACACCCACCTTGGCTCAAATGCCTACTGGGACGGCACCAACTGGCAACGCTTCAACACCGCGAATCCGGCAGCGTACACGATTTCCAGCAGCGGCAGCGGATTCATCTATGCCACTGCCCCCTCCGGCGCGAACCCCATCAGCACCTTTACTACTCGCTTCAACGTAGACACATCGGGCAACGCCTTCGCCCCCACCGGCATTGTTGCAAGTCTTGCCGGACACTTCGGTACGGGTGCTGCTGTTGGTAATTCACCCAACGCGTATATCGCGCTTAATGCACGCATCGGAACCCAGATCTGTCTCTACGATGCGGGCGGCGGCAATTGCTTCGGGCTCGGCATCAACAGCAGCGAGCTTTCATTGATCAGCCCGCAGACCTTCGGCTTTCGCAATCCCAGTAATAGCGGCACGCGTGTTGCCAGCATTGATGCCTCTGGCAACGCGAGCTTCAATGGCGCGGTTACTGCGGGCGCTGAATTCGCCCAGCCACTCGGCCACTACCACCAGTGGCAGGATCAGAACAGCAAGATCTGGGTGAACACCGACCGCACCACCTACGTGGACTACTGGAACAACATCGTTTTCAGGCTTAGCTCCAGCAGCTTCAACCAACTGGCATCAATCGATGGTGCTGGTGTATTTCTGACCCAGGGAACGATTGTCAATGGAAATGGGGCAACCTCAGGACCGTGCTTGTGGCTGGAGGCTTCCAAACAAGTCAAGATCTATTACGACAGTGCCTACGCTGGAATAAACGCTCCCTATGGCAATGGCTTTACGGCTCCGTACTTCAAGGCTATCAGCGGATTTGTCGGTACGAACGGCTGGAGCAACGGCTCGCTAGAAGCTGGCTATGTTCAATCCAATTGGGCCAGTGCGATGGGCAGTGCCTGGTCGGTCCGCTCCACCCGCGCACTGAAGGAAGCCCTGGAGCCGCTGAGTGATCTGGAGTGCTTCAACTACCTGAGTGATCCTGGGCTCACTCCGTATCGCTACGAACACAAAGACAAGTCCATCGACAAAAAGAAGCACATCGGCTTCATCGCAGAAGACATGCACACGGTCCTGCCCGAGTACACCGCATACGACGCCGATGGAAACATCGTTGGAGTGGACTACGCCCAGATGACCGCAGTTCTCTGGGGTGCCGTCCGCTATCTCGCACAGAAGGTGAGCCCATGATCCCACCCCAGAATGCCCCGCCCCCAGAGACAGTCGGTGGCCAACCGGTCAATGGGTACGAAGTCAACAGCCTCGTTGCCAGCCATCTGCGCAGGTTCGTGGATGCCCAGCGCTCGATTGGTCAGGATCGCGACTGGCTGGCAGCCGCCGACCTGAAAATCGAGCCGTACCTGTTCACGGCTGCTCAGGAGACCGACATCAAAAGTGCCATCCTGACGCTGGACGACGCGCTCGATGCCATCGACATGACCTTCGTCAACCGGGTATTGGGGATGTACTGATGACCCAGCCGCAGAACCCCTACAACATGAACGACATCCTGCTGCTGCTTGGTCAAGCGACAGTTGAGTTGGCCTATCTGCGCGCACAGATGGCTTCACTTCAAGCACAGCTCGACGAGCGAGACCAACTGAAGAAGGAAGCCTCGCCGCTCAACGGAGTCGCCGCACCAGAGGTACTGGCAGCACCAAAGGGATAGGACAAAGCCGTGCCGATTGTTCTCGACCTCGCGACACCACCACCACCATCACCGCTTCCACCGTCAGTCATCCCGCAGGGACCAACCCTGTCGCAGATCGAGGTCGAGCTCGCCCGGCGCGTGGGCCCGTTCCAGTTCCTGACCGCGGACCCGCAATCACCCACGTCGGCCACGCCGTCGTACGTGATCGTGCCGATGCTCCAGAGCACCATCGATCAGGATCTGGTCACCCACCTGTACCTGCTGCGCAGAGGCGTGCTGGGCGACGGCACAGCCACACCTGCGCCCATTCCGCCATACGACCGCGTGCGCATGGTCTACAGCGTGGATGCCAGCAACGGGCGCGTGGTGCCCGACCGGCCATGGCAGCAGACACCGTACCCGTTCGAACAATTCGAGGTGCACCACATGCACCCCGACTACGAGCTCCTCCCCGCTGTGCAGGCGGGCCTGCGCCGCTGCATCTGGGAGCAGCGTGTCCAGCTCCAGCCCGGCTACTACTACGAGTTCGATGTGACCAGCGAGCTGCCGTACGTCACCGACCAATCGCAGGTCCGCCGCGCGCAGGTAGGCCCGTGGCCTTCTGGCTGGCCGGGCTGGTGGCGTGGACCACTCGAGCTGCCCTTCGCCACCTTCCAGCAGGATGGCCACGTGTGGGTCAGAATCAGCGGCAGCGTGTACTGGGGCCCGTTCTGGGGTGGCGTGCTGCTCACCATTCACCGCGACCACTTCGGCTTCGTGAACGGCGCCGACCAGATCACTGGCCCACAGAACGATGCCGACACGCTCGCCTGCCAGATCGACTGGGCTGTCGCCGCGGCGCACATCGAGGGCTGGATGCGTTTTCCGGCGAGGCTACAGGCAGCGTCCGCGACGGGACTGCAAGCGACCCAGGCAATTGCCGCGGCGGAATTCCAGCGCCAGAACTACCTGCATCGACTGCCGATTTACGACCAGATGCAGTTCGACCGCATGGAGCTGTGGTCGCTGGGCGGCGGCAACTATCAGGACGCGACGTACCGCGGCGCGCGCATGGTGGTCAACTCGTGACCGAGACGATCAACTGGTGGTGCTACATCGGCTCACGCTGGCCATTCCTCGAGCACTGGCTCTGGCCAATGATCGGGCATCACGTGCGCTTTCGAGGCATGGGCGAGGTGTACTGCGACCGCTGCTCGTGGACTGATCTGTACTGATGCCGACCTACACGTCTCGAGCTCGACCGTGGCCATGGGACGTGCGCATGTGGGCCACGCCGATGGAGACGCCACCGGCCAGCTTCTCGGTGGTGCCCAGCACGGGCATGATGCTGCTGCCGCAGCAGGGCTCGATCCTGATCGGCAAGAAGCAGAGCATCCTCGACAACGTCGTGCCCGTCGATCAGGCGTACGACGCCGCACCGATCTATAAGGAGCGCACCTACGTTTTCAAGCCGACGGGTGGCTATGGCGAGCGCGAGCAAACCTCGACGACCGACCGCAGATATCATTACGCGCTCGACTGCTGGATCGTCGGCGGCTTCTTCGGCAAGGGACCGTACATCCACCCGCTGGTGCCGCCCACCACCGGCCCGATCCGCCAGTTCATCGATGGACTGAACGCCGCGCGCACGCTCGCGCTGTTCGCGCTGGCCGGGCCGAACGTGCTCCAGAGTACCAACGACATCAACTCTGGGCAGACCGTGGCCTACACACGCGCCGGCCAGATCGCGCAGTCCGCGGTGCGCTTCCAGAGCCTGGGCACCACACCCGTGGATGCCATCTACGTGGCGTGGGACGACGGCGTGCTCACGCAGATGGGCGCCACCAACGTGACGTGCACGCTGCCCTCGGGCATGCATGCCAACTACGTCGAGAAGATCGGCCGCGAGCTGTGGATCGCTGACGCGGTCGGCAGCACCGTGCGCTCTTGCAACAACGACCCGACAGCAGCGGGCTCGTGGTCCGGGCCCATCCAGATCGGCGACACCAGCGTACCGATCACCTGTCTGCGCGCGGCCGGCGGTCGGTTGTGGATCGTCAAGAGCAACGGTGACGTGTTCAGCCTCAATACCGACGGCAGCGACAACGACTGGTTTCCGTCGCAGAACGACGTGACCGACCCGACCAACGGACGCACCGCAGCCTCGTGGATGGGCGCGCTCTGGTTCCGCGCCGGCCCGACCTTCTACCGCATGGATCCGACGCCCACGCTCTCTCCTGTCGGGCCCGAACGTCTGATGACCAACGCCAGCGAAGTGATGGGCCCAGTACAAGCATTCGCCGGCTGGGGCGCGCACCTCGCGTTCTGCGGCATCTACAACACCAACGCAGCCAGCACTTCGACCAACCAGCCGACCAGCTATCTCCTGACCTACGGCAACTGGGAGCCGGCCGTGCAGGAGTCGCCGACGGGCCCGTCGTTGCAATTCGTGGATCAGTACGACGGCGCCATCGCGCACTGGCCCAATCGCCAGATCACGGCGCTGTACGTCACGGCTGCCAAGCCCAATCCCAGACTCTACGTCGGCTTCGCAGATGGCGGGTACGACTGGTTCAAATTGGTACAGAATCCGCTGTCGCTGGGCTCTGGCGCGGAGTACACCACGGGCGCCTCGAGGCTGATCGCACCGCTGCACACGGCGATGTTCGAAGCCAATCTGAAGGAATGGGTGGGCGCCAGCGGCTTCGGCCCGTGGATCACGACCGCGGACAACGCCATCGTCAACTATCGGCTGCGTGGCTCAGCCGGCTCACTGGGTGGCCAGACCGATATGTCGTGGCACGCGCTCAATCCGCCCATCACCAACAACGGCATGCGCATCGATTTTCCGCCCAAGCTCGCCGCCATCTCGGCAGAATTCGCCGTCGATCTCTACAACGCCAGCATGAACGACACGCCGATCTTCGAGGGGCTGGGCTTCCACGAGCGCGTGGTGCCCGACTTCCGCTACGACTGGTCGCTGACGATTGACGCGAGCGACTACATCGCGCGCAAGGATGGCGCGAGCGTACGCCAGAGTGGGCGCAGGATCCGCGACGTGCTGGTGCAGATCGCAGGAGCTCCGCAGTTAGCGACGGTCGAGCTGCCCGACGAGACCATCGAATCGCTCGCACTCGTGAATTACACGGAGCGACTGGTGCCGCACTACGGCCAGGGTGGCCAGCTCATGATCGGTGGGCCGCGCTTCGGACAGCAGTGGGCCATCGACGTGCAGTTGACCCAGTTCTCGACCAT